AACTATCATTGCATACTTGGATGTAGTAAAGTTGTCGCCAGTTTAGGGTCTTGAGTAATAGCTATAGCTTTTAGCAAATCGTATGCTGATATTGTTTGTGTAGCACTAACATTTATAGTAGGTGCAACTATGTTCTGTTCCAAAAAGTCCTGCATTACATCTTTGGAAACTATAAATATATAGTTATTGGATTTATTAACTAAGATTACTTGACTCTGGTCAGTGGGGTGCTCATACGCTCCGTTTACTTTATATCCGGATGCCTCGTAGGGGTTAGATGGGCTACTACCTGTTCTTAATTTCATTTTAATCCTCTTAGTGTTTCGTTGATTAACTCTAGATTATCTTTACCTATCGCATCGCGACAGTAAGTTACTAAATCCATAAGCTCGTAGTTTCGTAGTATAATTTCTCCGCAAGAGTTTAATGCTTGTATATACTTATATTTGCTTTGAATTGGTAGTGAAGCCACAATATCAAATGCCGAACCATACTGCCTAATTAATTCAGCACTACGCTTAGGTCCTACACCTACAACACCATTAATATTATCGCCAGCATCCCCAGCTAAAACTTTCATACTAATATACTCTTCTGGCTCGCAATCGTAGTGAGTTCTCCAGTTGTCCCATGTTATTTCCTTTCTAGTAACATAAGAGAATCTGCTAACTATTGGGCTACATAATAAGTCCCAATCCCTATCTGAGCTAATATTCCAGATATTATTGATTCCGTACTTAGGCGCAGCATCGCAAATATAGGCTGCTATATCATCAGCTTCGACACCTTGAAAACGTAAAACAGGGAAGTGATTAGCAGCTTCTACTAGGGTTCTTTCGAACTCTTCTATAAACTGTTGAAACTCAAATGCTTCTTCTGGAGTTTGCTCAGCTTGTTTTTCTTTTCTATTACCTTTATATTCGGGGAATATAGTTTTACGATAATCACTAGCGCCCTTATCACAGGCTAGAATTACGTGCCTGCATTTATAAGATTGTTGCAAAGACTTTACGGTTTTAATGTAATCTTCCACAAAGTCAGTGCTTCTAGCATGTTTATACCTAAAAGCTAAGTTTAGTGCATCTACAGTCATTAAATCATTTGGATTTAACGTTATCATTTCTTTAAAGTCTTTAGTTGTCATAGTATGAATTTAGGTTTATTAAAGGTTAAGTAGTCTTCGAGAGTAGATATGTAAAACTCGAAACCGTGGGTACTTACTAGAATCCATCTATAGTTCCCATTAGGCATATCTTGGAAAGCTGCAAAGAATTTACTTCTATCATGCTTAAATATGAGTAAGGGTATCTTCCCTACTTGCTCTCCCTGCCTTACTGCTTGCTGCCACCACTCAATGATTTGGGGCGACTTGCCAGTAAGTAAGGAATGGTCGATGTGTGAGTCTTTGTAGTGCTTGACTTCGACTGCGTAGAGGTTTTTCTCGTTAGGTACATATAAATCTCCTTTAAGTCCGTGTTTAGCATCAAGAGCACCAGAGCCTGGAACTCTCTCCCAATTTAATTTAGTTGCGGCTCTTAACTCATCTCTAGCTCTGGTTTCAGCTGTAGCGCCTTTTTGTCTGACATCAACCATTATAAGTTACCCACCAAAGCGCCGCAATTTAGGCATACAGCCAAGCCTGCGGCATTATTGCCGTCATATAGTTTTACATCTGTATGAGGACAGATATCCTGCGATGGATTGGTTCCTCCTGTAGACACTATATCGGGCTTTACAAGTGTTGTAAATTGATTTACCATTATATCTCGATTCTGGATATGTTATCCTCTTTAACTACTAATACTTTTTCTAACAATGGGTGATTATATCCGTGTGAGATTACAAAGGTGTTTAAGTGTTCCTCGTTAAGAAGGATCTCTACTAGCTTCTCTTTACCTTCTACGTCTAGATTATCTATAGTCTCGTCAAGTATTAGTAAGTTTACTTTCACTTTAGAAATATGCTGCATTACTTTACGAATTGCTAATAGTGTAGCTGTATTAATTCTAGCTTTTTCACCTGAACTTAAAGCAGACATTGTAACATCTACTCCGTTGTCAGCAATCACTACATCTAGTTTTTCTCCAGAGATTACAAATGATACTTGAAACCTACCATAACTTAAGTCAGAAAGGTAAGAATTAACTTCAGCTTCCAAGTCCTTAATCATACTTTCGATTTTGTAAGCAATAAGCCCGTTTGTACTAAACGCTTTTACTAAAATCGCTAGTTTAGATAATCTGGCTACGGACTTATCAAGCTCTGACTTAGCTTTAGATAAATCTGCTTGCATCTCAACTATCTGCCCTGATATAACCTCAACTTTAGAGTTGTGTGCAGCAATAATATTATTAGCTAAAGTTATATCGGTTAGCACTTTTTCTGCTTTTTCTATTTCATTTTTAATTGATAGAAGTGTAGCTTCGAGATTATTTTTATCTAAAGTTTCAGCGTTTATGGAGGGATTGTAAAGGGAATGATACTGTTCCCATTGGCTTTTCTTTGATTCATTCTGAGCAATAATTTTGTTATTTGCAGAGAATTTTGAAATTTCGGAATCCAGAGAATTAATCTTATCCTGAGAGGTTACAAGTATTACTTCCTTGTCCTCCACCAATTCTAGCTGCTTACTATTATCTATAGGATGACTACAAGTCGGGCATACGCTTTTTAAAGACTTTACATGCTTTATAAAAGCTTCTGCGTCTTTGAGATCCTTTAAGTACGCCGCCTTTTCAATAGTTAATGGTGTAGTATCAACATAAGGCTGAGTACCTTCTAAACACGAAATATCTATAGAATCCAACAAACTCTTATACTTGTTATTTGATACTATAGTTTTATTAGTTTCCACTATACGGCTAATATCCTCACGTATCTTAGCACTTTCAGCTTGTAACCCCGAAGTAGTATTAGCAGGGACTACTAACATGTTTCTTTTCTTAAGATCCACTTTAGAGTTTTTATCTAACCATGCTGTTATAACACCTACTGCAGACTCCTGTTTGCCTATTGACTGTTGCTCAGCTTTGGCAAGAGCATTTAAAGTTTCAAAGGCTTCAGTATACTTACCTAAATCTAGAAACTCTACTAAGAACTTCTTCCTATTAGTATCTGTGGCTGTTAGAAATTCTAAACTGGTTGCACTAGATTGGTAAAATAATTGGCAAAAGGTTTTATGGTCAAATCCCAGTATCTGCTCAATTAGATCAAAAGTTCCTGTTGCAGTATGTGAACTAATATCGACGCCATTTTTTGTTAATTTAACCGTTTGAGTACTGGCGCGGCGAATTTGAATCGTATAATTATCTTCAAATTGACTGAAGGTTACTTCTATCGTATAAAACTTGTCGTTTACGTATCTATTTAAAATATTACCAGACTTAATACCCTTAGAATTCTTGTTAAATAAAGCTAATTCTAGAATTAGAGGTATACTAGACTTTCCGTGCCCGTTCAACCCGACCAATTGTGTTAAAGGATTAGCAGTAAAATCTATATAGTTGGATGAGCCATAACTAAATAAGTTAGCCCATCTCATATCTTTTATAACTAGACTCATATTAAGTCCACCTTACGTTATCATTAAATGTTTGTATAGCGTCTTGCACTTTAAGTTCATCAAGCTCTAAAATATAGGTTAAATACTCGACCAACTCTTCTTGAATACTAGCACCCTGTCTCAGTATCAAAGCACAATCACTACTCTTTTTAACTATCTTTTTATCTAGTAGATCAATATTCTCTACTTTACCTAAATCTTCCATATCGCCAGTAACTTCATATATAGTATGATGATACGGAGTGGCTGGCATCGGCTCGCCTGCTTCTATGGTTTTACGAATTAATTGAGGCAGACTTAATTTTTCAAATCTCCACTCTAGAGACTCAGAGTCTATCACAATAACTCCAGTATCAACTTCACTTCTATGAAAGCTAGTAGTGCAAGGACTTCCGGGGTATAAAATATTTCTTTGTGAGTTTGAGTGGGAGTGTAAGTCGCCTGCTAATACTTGCTTCCAGTCGTCAAATATAGAAAGATCAACTTCTGGCTTTACGTGTGGTGGTATTTCTCCACGAGCGTGGGTAAATAGAATATCCTTTGCTTTATAAGTTTCTCCAGCTTTATGTTTAGCTTCGAAGTCTTTTAACCTATTATAAGGTATAAAATCCATATTAGCAATAGAGTAGTAATCATCTATTACTTCTACTAGTGGGTTTAATTTCTTTGTAACGTTCTTTAGATATGAAAAGAATGTTGTATGTTTCTTCAAGCTTTCATGATTACCAGCAAATATAATAGTCTTGCATCTAGCTCCCAAAACGTATTCGTAGTAAAGCTCTAGTTCTTCCATCGAAGGTAGTTTATCGAATATATCCCCACCGATTACATGCAAGTCCACAGTATGTTCTATAGCGTGTAACTGCCCAAACATTAATCTATACCTGTTGTATGCCCATTCTACTGGTACGTTCTTCTGACCTAGCTTTATATGATAATCTGCACTAAATAGCACTTTCATTCCACCACCCCCAATCTAACTTTTTTGTAGTGCCCATCTATAGTAAGCAGCACTCTTTCTGTTGGAGAAAGCTCTTCTAGAAAATTAATATACTCATCTTTGTTAAGCTGTATGCTAAGGATATTTTCTTCGCCATGCTCTTGTATTTTACTATTTAGCGTCTGTAATACGCTTCTTTTTAAGTTGACTTTCATAGTTTCCTTTAGTGATAAAAAAGCCCCACATTGCTGCAGGGCTTTTTAAATACATTAATTACAGATCAGCTACAGCTTCTGAAGTAGCGCTATCTTGTGTAGCATTTCCTTCGTCATCTTCAGTAACGCCAGATGTAATCTTGTCTAACAAAGCTTTGATTTCATCTGAAGTGTTACGTGGTACTAACTGTTCGATTGGCTTAGATTTACCAATTGATTCGCGTTCATCTGGTGTAAGTGAACGTGTTTTGCAGCGCAATACTGATAATGTATATTCAACGTTAAAAGCAGCTGGGCCGGTTTTAATTTTCTTAAATACCACATCCCAACCAGTATCTACATCAGTTGGATCGCCCAAATCTTCTGCCGCACTCTTGATTTGTTCGAATAATTTTTTCTTTAGGTTCAATACTTTAGTCTTACCATCAGCTGGGTCGATACAAAGCATTGAGTAAGCCCATGAACATTTCAGATCAGGGAAGAAATCTTTAACGTAATCTTTTTCTACGTTATCAAATTTCTCTTTATCGCGGTTAAAGCTCAAGCATTCAACAGGAATATCCTTGTTATTAGTGCCTTTTAACCAGTATACGTAACGTGGTAATACACCACCAACTAAGCGCAATGTGTTTTCATTGTCTTTATACTTGTAAGAGTCAGCTGTGTTTTTGATTGCTGAACCGTTTGCACTACCGAAAGCTTTTGAAGTCATAATTGTAATTCCTTATATATTAAATTTAATTGAAGTTTCTGTGACAGTAACTAAAGGGTTTCCCCTGAGCGCGTCGAGGTTTAAGTCTGGAAAGAAAGATAAATCTAAATCCCTAACACCATAGGTTTTAAGTAATAGATAATCTCTTTTTGAAGCTAATATAAGATATTGCACCTTATACACCGGATCTGCCTTACTTTTAAATAAGGCTTCCGGATTTTCTATAAAGTTATCTCCAACTATATTAGTTGGAAAGAACCTCATGTCCCGTTTATTTTTGGGTAATTTTCTGAAGTAAATGTTCTCAAGCATTTTTAGCATTACTGCAGGATTACCTTTGGCTTGCTTGGTAAGTTTGTTAATATCAAAGAACATTGTTTTCCCGAGTAAGTATATATTATACTTTAAATGTTGCCGTAAATCAAGTAAAAATTTACCAACCTAAAAGCGATTTTAAAAAATGATTTGCTATACTAGATCCACTTTCCACCCTTTTGTAAGGTAGAAAGCCAGTCTAAGGTTGTTCTGCGCTTTAGCAGACTTCCCGACAAAGTTGATATCAATAACTTCAGGATCTATTTTTCCAGGGTACTCCCGCATAACTCGGCCAATTAACTGCTCCAGCAGACCCTCGCCAGCAATTGGGCAAGTTAAAATAATGCAGCTCAAACAGTTAATACTAATACCTTCTGCAAAGATTGGTCTAGTACCTGATATAATATTAAATTCAGGAGTCTGGATAAGCTCTTTAGCTACTTCCCTATCATCGAAGGAAGCTGACTCTCCTGTTACAACAATACAGTCCGGCAAAAGAATACCCATAGCATGAGCAAACCCAACCCTGTCAGAAATAATTAGTACCTTATGACCCTTCAAAGACTGTGCCCTAGCTAGACCCGCTACAAAGTGCCTATACTCCTCATCCTCCATTAACTCATTAATCATTTTAGGGTAGGTAGCCCCTTGAAGCATACGTCTACCACATTGAATAACTTTTACAGTAGGAATCATGGTATTAGATGCTATAGGCTTTACTATGTATGACCCAAAATAATCTTTGAACAGAATATGCTTTTTATCCTTTCGCTCTAGGGTTCCTGATAGCCCAATCCTATATCTAGCCTTACTGGCAGCAATAATGCTTTCGAAGGTTGTTGCAGGTGCGTGATGGCAGTTAGATACTAGAATTCCGTTAGCAAAGTACGTATTAGTACCTTCCACCTCTATATTGTACCTGTTACCTCCCGTCATTGTACTCTTAGAAATTTCTGTGATTGATCTAACACAGAAAGACTCATTAAACATTGGTACGCTCGGTAAATCAAATTCAAACTTATCAATAATACAATTGTTTAA